ATATCCGGCACAAGGGACGAGAAAGGCCGCTTCGTGCCTCGCAAGTCGATTGTGTTCGCTATTAGTCGCGCCATATGGCATAGGGGTCTAAAGCCTACACTTTTTATCAGTGGCACTTGGAAAAGACTAAGAATTAAAGCCCTTGACATTTTAGCTGTTGCCATTGGAAAAGACATGGCTGACGCGTTGAGGCAATCACTAAACAAAGACCAAAATATAGAGACTTCATAAAATGGGAATGACCGTACAACAACGCCCAAGTACTTCAGAAGTACATGGGGCATTTGAACAACTTATGTATGTTCTAACAAGCACCGAACAAGCAAGTGCTTCAAACTTCAAGTTTCGATATATAGCTGACCTTTACGTTGGTGGTGTTTTGGTTAGTCGCGTGAAGGTATTCCCAAACACAGCGGGCGCGGGAGTGTTTAGAGTGGATAAACTTATCCAAGACCATATGAGCGCAACCAACGCTTATCAAGGAACAACCGCGGGAACAGAAGTACAACTCAACCCAATACACAACACAGGAGGCGTAACTGGTGCAACCGACAAAGTTTTTAGCAACAACAACGGCGAAACATTTAGAAAGGTCGAGATGAAGTTTGGCCAAGAATACGCCGCGTCAGCTACAGCCGACCCTACTGTTTATCTTAACCAGATAACAGGCGAGTTAATTGCACTCATTATGACTGCGGGCTTGCAAAGGACTACAACTTGGGACGATGGCATTCCCTACTACTCTTATATTTCAAGTTGGATTGCGGGCTTCCAGCCGCAAAACTTTCGGTCCTTGTTTTTGTCAGATCGTAGAACAGCAAATACACAGGGCTTTTCCTCTAACCTTGTTAGTTTAATAGACCCTATACTTATAGACGTAGACGTAGACTCGCCTTATACCCTTGCCTTCCTTAACGATGCAAGTGCGCCGACAAGTAGTACATTAAAAAGCATTTTTGTCGCTTTATACGATGCGTCGGACTCTTTGTTAGATTCTCGAAACTTTATACCCGGAACAGACGGCGGAATAGAAAATACCGCGGTAAGTACGGACCAAGGAAGACTTCAATACTTTGGTTGTGGGCCGGGCAACTTTGACGGCCAAACCGTAGACACCACTTTTCGAGACTTCTTTATTAACAACCAAGTATCATACTACGAACTTTGTGGAGTAACGGGAACGAGTACTACACCTTCAGCCACTGGCGACTTAACAACAACGATTTACCGTTTTAACATAAACCAATGTAAAAGCATATATCAAGACGCGGGGTATCCTAAAATGACGATAGCTTGGCAAAACTCTTTTGGGGCTTGGGACTATCAAATCTTCAGACTTCGATTTAATTATTCGGACACAATTAAACGTGAGACGTTCGACCAAGTTGCGGGCAATTGGGATACAACAGACGCGGCACAAGACTTTGAGTTTAGAGGATCACAAGGTGGAACTCGCGTAGCTAAGGTAGAAGCACACCAAGAACTAACTGCAACGACTGACTTGCTACAAGACAGCGACGTGGCTATTCTCGAAACTTTAATGCTATCACCACAAGTTTACCTTCTTAATCAAAACAATAGTCTTGGCGTTGTTCCTATAGTCGTTACTGACACCAGCTTTGTAAAGAAACGTAGAGTAGACGAACGCGCTCCGTTCTTGTACCAGATAAAGTTCAAGTACGCAAAACCAAGACCGACAACTAAAGGCGGAACATTCAGCGGTTTATCATGATTGAATTAGTAGCATACGAACAAAAGCCCCAAGCGTCAAACGATGCGGTCGGTAAACAGCACGTCTTAGACATTGCTAACGCCGGAGGTCTGTCTTTGACTTATGAAGTTGGTAAAGGGGATAACGTATTAGGAAGATACAGTCCGTTCTCGCAGACGTTTAGGCTTCCGTTCACAAACACGAATACAGCCTTCTTCGGGAAATACTACAACGTGAACATACAACCGTTCCAAGTCAATCCTGTAGAAGTCCCAAGGTTTAACATACATCAAAAGTGCTACGCTGAAATTCGTGTAGATGGGATTCCAATTATAACCGGATCGTTACAGCTTAAAAACGTATATAATAAAGCGGAAGAGTTTGAGGTTGCTGTCTTTGGAATGGAGGCTAATATCTTCCAAGAACTAAAGGACCAAAAGCTTATAGACTTGTTTATTAACGCTTCGGGCGCACAAAACGTAGACTATGACGTAGCCCTTAGCGCAAACAAAATCTCGACATCTTGGACGCTCTCAAATGACGTTACAGAGGGGTCTATTGGTGACGGTGTTATTATTTTCCCATTAGCTGACTACGGGTTAGCTGGTGCGTACAACTTTCTACACTACGAGAACAACCAATACGGAATAGGCGGTCTTGCAACTGACGACTTCTTACAGCCGTATATGTTTAAGCCAGCAATAAAAGTCGCTCACCTCTTTGAGAAGATAATAAACGAAGCGGGCTATTCCTTAGCTACTAACTCATTCTTAACCTCGGACGCATGGACTAAGCTTTACATGACCTTAGCCAACGATCGCGAATCAATAGCAACGAGAGGTGCTTTAGGTATATGTGTTGCAAGCGACCAATCCGTAGTACATAACTTTACAGGAACAGGCACGCCCGGCGAAAGCTCATGGGAGACACTTGCTCTTAATGACGACACCGGTACGGGAATAAGTAGCAACCCACCAGCACTATTTGACGCGGCTGACAATTGGAGTACGACGCAGTATAGATTTACCGCACCGGCAACCGGTTTCTACTATGGTGAATTAAACGTAAACTACTCAGCAACTTTTGTCGGCAACAATGGCGGAGGCATTGGTTATGGTGTGTCTGGCACGACAGGAGTACCCGGTGGCGGCGGAGGTACAATTGCGTCTGGAAATAATGGTTGGCTTTGGATATCCAGTGGAACAAATACGCAAGGCCCGACTTTGACTTTTCAGTCTTATCTTCAGGCTGGTCATTCACTGGATGCTCACGTAAAGTTTATTATCAATGGAGGTGCGGGCGGGCAATCAATAAAAGTTAACGGAGCGGGAACGTATCTAACTATCTACGCAAGTCAGTTGACAAATGGTATTGCGTCGATGCCGCAAAATATGCCGGATATGCAACAAGTCGATTATGTTAAAGACTTGTGTGAGCGTTTCAATCTTTGCATTGTAGCGGATTCGGAAGACCCTACAAAACTCAATGTACAACCGTGGCAAGACTACTTAGACGCAGGGACGCGTAAAGACTGGACATATAAATTGGACACTTCGCAAGAGTTCAATATAAAACCGACGGACTCGATCCGGAAAAAATTCATTAAGTTTTCTGACGCAGAAGATTCGACACTCACTAATGCCGGATTTATAGAAGCAAACGACTATGTAGTAGGACGATATGAACAAGAAGTAGGGCAAGACTTTACAAGCGGAGAACTATCAAACAGCCCACACTTTGCGCCGTATATGGTATCAAGAATACCGAAAGTAAACAACACGGACGACAGTGACTATCCAAATGTGTTGATTCATAAAGGTTACGGAATAGACACCAACGGCCCAATATCTGACGCCAAGCCAAAGTTGTTTTACTACAACGGTCTCAAAGCAATAGACGGTGGACACTACTTCAAGATTAACACAACGTCGTTCACTTCGTACCCGCTTTGTTTACCTTTCTATAACAACGGCAACCCAATAGCGGCGGACTCGCCTTTGCTTTTGTGGGATTGGGAGCCTTTTCCGATATTAGGAAATCCGACCTTCGGAAGTACACCAAGTTCAGAGGGTTATTTTGCAAGATACTGGCAACAATTTTTAATGAGTATTTACGGCAACGAGGCAAGGCTTGTCGAATGCTCTATGCAACTAAGCGCGTCGGATATATTTAGCTTCAAGTTCAACGACGAAATAAACATAAAGGACACGCCATACCGTGTACTTAAAATTAGCAACTACCAACCATTTGCTGACGTTCCTTGTAAAGTACAACTACTTAAAAAGCTTAGTCCTTTTAAGGCGGTAGTTATTCCAGAACCCGACCAAGAGTGCGACCTTGAAGTAGTGGGATTCTTGCAAGACGGCACGGTAATCTTTGAAGACCCTACAACGGGAACGCAAACAAGCGGAACAGAAGAATGCTGTAATGAAGCGCACTACTATTGGAACGGCTCGGCTTGTCTTTGGAACACTGGTCCGGGGGGCGGCGGTAACGGTAATAACGACGGCAAAAACCCAAACACAGCCGCTTTTGAAGGTAAAAGCATAGTGACGAATCTTGGCGGACTTCATGCGCTTAAAAACAAGCAAGCGCATAACTTCAATCCAGTAGTAGGGGAAATATCAATAAGGGGTACAAATTTCGTAAGCAACACAAATACCACGCAGAAGAACTTCGTGTACTATGCTACGACGTATGGTTCAGCACCAGCCTTTGCAACGCCTTCCGGATCGGACGACTCAACGGGCAACCTTTTGCTACCGCCTAACTTTATGGCTCGTTTTGTTATTCGTGCGCTTTCCGTTCAGACCGACAACTACTCCGCAACGTCAGGCACTGGTTCTTTTGGTTCTACCGCGTTTAAGGTGTACACGTTTATTGCTAAAAATATAAACAGCGCAATAACCACAACAGGTTCAGAGCAGACAGACTTTGCACAAGCGGACGCCGACGCGGGTTCTCGAAGCGTTACAATAGCCGCGGGTAAAGGTACGGGCGGCTTTGTTGACCAAGTGCTTGGGGTCGGCGTTAGGTGTACCGGACCAGCGGACACTGTTGTCACTTGGCATTTAGATATGTCGGTGACTTTTATGGACATAGCAAGTCCAAGCCAAAACAAGTCTACGGAACTACTACTACTTGAGGACCTTGGACTGATACTAACCGAAAACGCCAACAACTTAGAGCAAGAATGATACAATACCTAAACAACGTCGGAAAGACCATACCGAATACGCTACGCTTTGCACAAACCACCGAAGTCATAAAAGATACATACGGGCTTGTTTTATATGGTTATTATGAAGACACCGGCTTTCGTGGTTTCTTTAGAAAAATAAGGCAAGGAATAAAAGCAAGAACCAATGGCTGAGAGAATTGAAGTAGGTGTAGTTGTTAAGGGTGCGGACAAAGCAACCGAACAAATTGACGGTATCGACAAGGCCACTAAAGAGTTGGGGTCAGGTCTTGACGGCGTTGTTCTTGGTCTGGATAAAATGACAGGCGGTGCGGTTAGTGGTTTTAGAAAAGCCGCACAAGGGACAAAAACTTTCGTCAAAGGATTAAAGCTTACAAGAGCCGCTGTTATTGCTACCGGAATAGGTGCGCTTGTCGTTGGTGTTGTTGCGCTTGTCTCGGCGTTTACATCTACAAACAAGGGTGCGAAAATGCTCAAAGTCGGAATGGCGGCACTTGGAGCAATCGTAGAAAGGGTTACAGGTTACTTCCAAGCGGCGGGAGCGTTTATCGTTGGGTTGTTTACCGGCGGAGTACAACAAGCCTTAGAAGACTACAATACGGAAATGGCAAAGCTTCCGGGCAATATGTTAGACGCTATCAATACAGCTATGGAGTTGGAGCGTCGAACCCAAGCATTAAGAACGGCTCAGAGGGACTTGTCGGTTGAGTTTGCAGAAGGCCGCGCCCAGATAAAAGAGTACAATATGATCGCGGAGGACGTTACCCGTTCTTTAGAAGATAGGCTTGTAGCGGCACAAAAGGCTATAGATATTGAGCGTGAACTAATGGCGGAACGCCAGCGTATCGCACAAGAAGAGTTTGATATTGCACAAGCAAGGGCGGCGCAAAGCGACAGTTCTGAAGACGATCTTGACAACCTTGCACAGTTAGAAGTTAATTTAATAAACATTCGTACCGAGTCCGCAGAAATGCAGACTACGCTTAACAACAAGCTTAACATCATTCGTAACGAAGCGATGCGAAAAGCTAAAGCCGAAGCCGATGCAGTAAAGGCCGCAGAGAAAGAAAAGCAAGATGCGATAAACGAAACGAACCGACTAAGGATAGCTGAAGAAAACAAGAGAATTGATGATCTTCGTACTTATTTAATGAGTGAAGAAGAACTTGAATTAGAGGCGTTTGATAAGAAAGCAATGGCTCTACAAATAGCCGAAATGGACGCTATAGCTAACGGCGAAGTAGAAACACTTGATCTTAGAAAAAAACTACAAGCCGAACGTCTTGCAATAGAACAGAAGTACGCAGACCAACGCCAAGCTGTAATAGATAATGCGGAGGCTGAAAGGCAAGCAAAGCAAGACGAACAAGACGCAAAAGACAAGGAGCGAACAGATAAAAAAATCGCAAGGGAACAAGCGGCGGCGCAAGCTATTAAAACGGCAAATATGGGCTTAGTACAAGCGGGCTTCCAAGCTCTGAATGCTATGGCTAAAACGGAAGAAGGACAGAAGAAGTTAGCTATGGCTCAAATTTTAGTCAACCAAGGTATTGCACTTTCTAACGCAATAGCCAGCGCGCAAGCCTCAGCACTTGCAACAGGGCCGGGAGCTGTATTTAGCGCACCGGGATTCACAGCTACTCTCGTTGGTTTAGTCCTGTCTTCATTTGCACAAATTAAAGGTATAATGAACCAAGCGGGTGCGGCTACAGAAGGACTCGATACATCGATGCCATCACTGGGCGGTGGTGGTGGTGGTTCGGCTTCTGGCGGTGGTGGTCCTCAGCTTGCCATGACACCAGACCTTGCACAATCCTTCAACGACTCTTTAGGCTCACAATCAATACAAGCCTATGTAGTCCAGCAAGACTTAGCAGACGCAACAGCGTTACAAGAATCTATAGCTAACCAAGCGTCACTTGGAGGTGGATAAATAAACAACAACGAAACCCGTATTTTTTAAGATATGAGAAAGAAAGTAGAACTACTAATAGACGAAGAAGAACCGATAAGCGGAATCGAGGCGGTAAGCCTTGTACGTTTTCCAGCTATAGAGACAGACTTCGTTTACCTTTCAAGCGACGCAGACAAGAAGATGTCCTTCGCTATGGACGACGAAAAACAAATGCTCATAGGCCCGGCACTTATTCCGGACAAGTTGATCCTACGCCTTGACGAAAACGACGAAGAATACGACGTCTACTTTTCTAAAGAAACGGTGCGACAAGCTATGGAGTTGTTTATGGTAGAAGCCAGAACAAACGAAAGCACACTGGAACACGCGTCTAAAATTGACGGGGTTACTGTAGTCGAGTCTTGGTTAATTGAGGACTCTAAAAAGGATAAGAGTGCGCTATATGGTTTCGACCTTCCACAAGGGACGTGGATGCTTTCTGTTAAAGTAAACAACAAAGACATTTGGCAAAAGGTAAAGAATCGAGACGTTCGTGGGTTCTCAATTGAGGGCTACTTCACAGACCGCCTTGTTGAAATGAAGCGCGGAAAGCTTTGCAAGAATTGCCCACAAGACGAACAAATAATAGCAGAGTTAAAGTCTATACTACTTGAAGAAGTGCAACCCGCGGGAGTCCTTAACGGCCAGCCGTTATTCGCACGCTCGCAAGACGCGCAAATGTGGGGTGAGACTTTCTACAACCGTACCGGCTTTTCTGTTGTTAAGTTAAACGGACAAACGCTATATGCGGCAAAGGAAAGCTTCGAGAGTTATCCGTGGGACGAATGCGTTCGCGATCAGATAAACCGCTACGGTTCGAAAGAGGTAGCCGAGAAGGTTTGCGGAATGATAAGAAGCAAATACGGGTAATAAATAAACACCCGGCAATTTGATATATGTAACCTTGTAATAACCTAATAAGTAACGATGAACACAATCGAAAAAATCAGAGAGGTATTAGGACTTCCAAAACAGAAGTTTTATGCCGAAGCGCGACTGGACGACGGCCGCGTAGTCGTTACCGAAGCCGAGTCTATGGACGTAGGCGTGGAAGTTAGAATCCTTGACGACAGTGGCGAGGCTTCATTACTTGACGCCGGAACGTACACACTCGAGGACGGTACAAAAATAGTAGTCAGCGAAGACTCACGCCTTGCACAACTTGGCGACGACGAAGTAGAAGTAGAAGTAGAACTTGAGACAATTCCCGAAGCCGAAGAAGAAGGCTACCGTGACGGAATTGACGACGAAAAGGAAGACGTTCGTGAAGACATGAACTACGACAAAGTTCGCGACGCTTTAGACCAAGGCTTCCCAGACTTAGGACAAGACACTATTGACGCGATCGCGACTTTAGTTTCGGCTATTTACAGCGACGATGAGGTTGTTGTTGAAGCTGAGGACGTCGACGTAAAAGTTGAAGAAGAAGATTTATCTTCAGTTATCGAAGAAGCTTTTGCAAACATTAGCAAAAGACTTGAAGCATTAGAAGACGCACCAGCGTCAGAGGGCGTTAAGCACTCACCTAACAAGTTTTCGGCTACGCACAAGTCGAATATGAAAAATTTAACAAGTGTAGAACGTGCGCTACATATCATTAACTCTAACAAATAATTAAAATGAGTAATTTGAAAAAATACGATTTCGATATTACCGTTGCGGCTAACACTTATGCCGGCGAGTTAGCTTTACCGTATGTAACGGCGGCTTTACTTGGTGCGGAAACTATCGCAAAAGGGCGTTGTCGTCTAATCGAAGGCGTACAATTTAAGGCGGTAATTAACACGCTAACAACTGCGGACACTATCCAAGCGGCTTCTTGTACGTTCGCTGACGGAGCAGACCTTTCACTTGGCGAGCAAGTTGTTGAACTTAGCGACCTTGCAGTAATGGAGGTTATCTGTCGTGGCACGTTGTTCCCAACTTGGGTTGCGGCACAAGGTTCTATGAACCGTGACGGAGATTTACCGATTGAGTTCACTGACTTCCTTATGGCTTCAGTTGCACAAAGAACAGGAACTAACCTCGAGTCTTTAATGTGGCAAGGTGATGCCGGAACAATATTCGGCGTTGGTCTTCTTTCTAACGACGGTGTAATTGACGAAGCTGGTATCGATGCTTCAGCAATGGCTGACTTCGTAGAAGCTGACACAGGTGCGGCGGCTTGGACAGCGGCAAATATCCTTACTAACCTTAGCTTAATTTTTGATGCGGCTTCAGCTATTCCTGGAATCCTTCAAAAGCCCGGCTGTGGATTCTACGTTTCTTATGAAGCATACGCGTTCTTCTTACAAGCTATCGCGGCACAAAGCACAAACCAAGGCTACAACCAAGACCTTGGCGGAGCGACTTACCTTGGCTACCCTGTTTATCCAACACCGGGTATTCCTAACACGGTAGACGTTGCGGTATTCACTTACCCTGAGAACGTTGTTGTAGGAACTAACAACTACACAGCAGACACTTCGGCTCAGTTAATTCCAGCTTACGCTTACGACGGATCGGACAACGTAAAAGTTGCTATGCGTTTCGGCGTTGGTGTCAACGTAGCAGTACCGGGAGACGGCGTTGTAGGATTCAACTTTACATAAACCACTAAAATAGAATAATATGGCTTGCAATATTACAGCAGCGAGAGGCATTGATTGCCGCGACGCAATTGGAGGGTTAAAGGCCATCTATTTTTGTAGTTCTTACTGTTCAGACATACTTAAAGAAGCAACGGTTACAGCTAATTCTTACACTATCACTACAGCGGGTTTCGCTAATTGGGATATTGTAGACAGCGGTGCGGTTACGGTATTTAAGTACAACTTGGTGACAGACCTTTCCAACTTTACAACCGCTATCGAAGCGGACAAAGCTACTGGTTCGGTTATGTACAACCAGACTCTAAACGTAGTCCTACACAAAGTGGTGGCGGCTGACTTATTTCAGCTTGGTTTAATCGCAAAGAATCGCGCTCAAATCTTTATACAAGATAGCAACGACAACGTATTCCTTATGGGTACTACTGACGGATGCTACTTAACGGGAGGCGACACGATCGCAACGGGAACAAATCGTTCAGATATGAACGGCTTGACTTTGAACTTCACAGCGAAGGAACAAGATCCGTTGTACATACTTCCAGCTTCGGCTGGAGTAGCTACGGCAAAATATCCGTTCGACGGGTTGACTGACGAAGCAGACCTAACAATCACAGCGGCATAAGCCGTTGCTTAGATAAAAGAAAGGGGAGGGTGGCACTACGCCGTCCTCCCTTTTTAATTAAACAAATTACTGAGGCTTATATCTTTAATTGATGCAACAAATACGCAACGCAAAACACACGACAGGTCTTGACGTATTAAACAAATTATACGTCACAGCAAACCAGACGCAAACTATTGCACAAGCGTCTGTGTATTACTTAGTTGAGTTAACGTCGCAAAGTTCGCTAAATTCTTTGTACTTTATACCGACCTCGGTAGACGCAACAAAGACTCCGAGGTTTATCAGTTTGACTTTTACAGTAATAGACAAAGACGAAACTGCCGCGCCTACTTCTGGGCGTATTAAGTTTTACGACGCTACCGGAAAGCTTGACACTTACCCGATGGGTTTTTATCATTACAAGATATACGAGCAAGCAAACAACACAAACCTTGATCCGGCTAACGCGACCGAATTAGAAGAAGGCATAGCCTACGTTCGCGACTATTCTGGCAACATGGAAGAAATAAGCCCGGACTTCAAAGAGTATAGCCCAACCGTTTCACAATACGTTTACCCATAATGAACAAACACGACTTTAGCGTAATAAGCTACGCGGATTCAGAGATTCCAGTATTCGAAGAAAAGCAAGGACAGAAGTATGTCAGCTTTGGTTCGGACGACCTTTATGGTGAATACTTGCGCGACTTGTTTTTAGCAAGTTCAACAAACGGTGCAATAATTAACGGCGTTGCCGACATGGTGTACGGCGGAGGCTTAGACGCAACAGATAGAGAAGAAAACGACGGAAAGCGTGAGCAGTGGTTAAGGCTTCAAGACTTGCTAAGGAAAAGCGACCCGCACCTACTTCAAATGGTGTGCTTTGATATTAAGCTTTACGGCATGGCTTATCTCAATGTAATATGGAACAAGCCTCGCACCCGTATTGCTTGCATTAAACACCTACCGGTCCACA